CCTCCACCAGCGCCCCGGCCTTGTCCACGGCGCGGCGGTATTCCGCCGTTGCGCTGCCGGTCTTGTAGTCGCTCATGTGGACGCAGTAGTGAGCGCTGCGGGCCGTGTCCTCGTTGATCTCGTAGTAACAGACGGCGGGCGCGGCCTGTTCGACCCCCTGCGGGGAAAGTATACGTGTTTGTTCGTACATGGTATGTACCTCCGTTTTATGGTTTTGGTTAGTGGGTGGCGCGCCCCGGTCAGGCCGGGAGCGCGTCGATTTCTGTTGCAGCGCGGAGGGCCTGCAAATGCTGCTCGGTGTTCCGGTTGTACCAACACTTTTTCGCGCTGTGCCAGCGCCAGCCGTCCGCCTTGAGGGCTTCGCGCACCGCTGCGGACGGTTTACCAGAGAAATAGACCTCTACTCCGTCATGCTCGGGGCAGAATGCCACGCGCAGCGCTGCGGAGGCCGGTTCGTCGGGCTGCGCCGTTTCACCGGCGATCTGCGGGCGGCGGGCGCTTTCGCGGGGGACATACTTCACGCCGCGCCCGTTATCCTCAAGACAGCCGAAGTAATAAAAGTTCACGTCGAAATAGTCGATCATCCCATCGCAGTCCTCGCGGTTAAAGGACTTCACATAGTCGTCAACGTCGGCGGAGACGGCGCGGATATCGTCAGCGGGGATCTTGTACCACTCGCCATGTGCTTCCCATATGCGCAGGATCTCGGCGCGTTCCTCGTCACGGTTCCAGCTCGTGAGCTTCCAAACGGAGTTTCGCTCGGCGCGGCGGCGAATCTGTTCCCGGTCTTCGGCGGTGAGCTGGTCGAAGGTCTTGAAGATCTCAACGGGGGCCTCTTTCATCTCAACAATAAGTTCCTGGCACATGCTCGCGTATTTCGTGCGCACGCTGAATTTGTAGCCGGGATAATTGGCCTTGACATAGCGGCGAACGTTCGCGGCAATGTCTTTCAGGCTGCGGGCGGGGTCGTAATTGCAGCCCGACCAGCCGTTCGCGGTGTAGAACTCGCTGCGGACGCTCTCGGCGGTCTCGTGGGTCACGGGGGCTTCGCCGCTGTCGTTGCTGCGGAGCTTGTAGATTGGGAAAAGGCGATCAAACTCGGCGTTGATCTGCTGCATGGTGGCGGTGTCGCCGCCCACGTCGGGATGATGGAGCTTTGCAAGGCGCTTATATTCGCGCTTGAGCTCGTCCAGTGTCTTGCAGGCTGCAAAAATGTTTGTCATGGTGGGGACCTCCTGAATTTATTGTCGTGGTCGCTTGGCATGGCTGAATCATACTGCATGCACCATGATCTTGTCAAGAGGGCAAAATCAAGTTTGGCAGGGCTGCACAGTTGCAGAAGCGCGTTTTTGTGCGTTTTGTCATGTTGCAAGCACCATGCGTTTTGTTATAATAAATAGCATCAGAACAGGAGGTGCTGCTATGCCAGGAAGCAGGAAGCCCGGCGAAACGTGGCGCGGGCATGTCTCGCCAGCAGTCAAAACCGCATACAATCGGCGCAATTATGAGGCGATCACGTTCCGCGTGAAGCTGGACGGCAGCGACGGCTTTACCGGCGACCAGATCCGCCACGCCGCCGAGCAGTGCGGCCAGAGCGTCAACGCGTGGATCCTCGACGCGATCAGAGACAAGATATAACAGCAGCGCCCGGGGCAGCAGCTCCGGGCGTTTGTCATGCCCTCCCCCGCCGCCGAGCAGATGACCGCGCGTATACAATCCTAATCGCGCGCACGCACCCGCACGGATAAAATAAATATATTTATTTTATACCTTACTGCCGTAGGCTAATAGTAAGACTTACGTATAGCAGAGAGTAGCGTTAGGAGTATGCAGTTACGATACTCTCTACTCCGACAAGATAGTCTTATTCTTCTGACGGTGGCGGGATCTGTAAGTAATTACCAGTCCGTGAGTAATAGCAGAGGCTTACGTATAGCAGAGAGTAACGGTAGGAGCAAAGGGTAACGAGTAGCAGAGGGTAAAGGCTTTGCAAGAGTATTGCAAAATAGACAACTAAGAGGCTGGAGGAGAAGTAAAAAACGCGCGAGGGCTGGGGCAATGAGGCAGACGGGAGCGGCTGGGGTTGGGCTATCGCCGCCGCGATTTAAGAGATTATTAACTATTTTCCTTGATTTTGCAGGGCTTTTCGGGCTTACTGCGCCTTTACTGCGTCATTTGTCGGCAATTCGGCAGGGATGGGCGCGGGGCGATTCGGTCACGGCCCGGGCGCGCAGGGATGGCTGGCGGCTGCGCGGCGCAGGGATGCAGGCTCCCCTCATCCTGACAGCGAACTATGGGCCGGGGGTAGCGGAAAAACGGCGGGGTCTCGCGGGGACGGGTGTATAGCTATTGCCGCACATCTTCCCCGCTCTTTTTGCCACCTCGGGGTAGCGGAAAAAGGGGCGGCGGGGTCTTGAAAACGGTGGTCTGCAAAATATTTTTCGGACGATACTGTGCGACACTGTATCTCGATGTATCCATGAAATTTTGTCCATTGACGGGGCTTGCAATTCGTGCATAAATGAGACTTGGGACGATGGATTTGCAAGTGTGATCATGATGGGCCTCCAATCGTAGCCGCCCTACGGCATGAAGGGCGGCCACACGCGGACACGCACAGGGGTGGAGAGAGCGAGGCGGTATCCAACACGTCTTGGCCGGTTCGAATCCGTCTGTCTGCGCCAGGAAACACCGGGTCATTCCCGGCTGTGAAAGTCAGCCGCAAGAAACGCGATAGCATAACTTGGCACGCCGGAAGAAGCGACGGCGCACAGCCCATAACGAGAGGGCGCGCGGGCCACGACGCAACGGGACTTCGAGAGCCTGACAAATCGGGGCAAACCACGGGAGCGTAGTTCAGTGGGATAGAACGCATGGCAATCGCTATGAGGTCGCTGGTTCGAGTCCAGTCACTCCCACCAACCGGACCCCGCGCACCTCTCGACGATGTGGCCCAGCGGGGACATACGCAGGATGAAGCCGAGAGGTTCGGCGGCGGTTTGCTAAACCGTATCGGTCCGCAAGGACTGGGGTTCGCGTCCTCCGTCCTGCGCCAACGAAACGAAAGGGGGAAAACGGTATGGCGGATGAGCCGATCAAGAAGCGGCGCGGGAATCCGGCCTTTTCGAAGAAAAAGGGCGAGCCGGGATATATCGAAAACCGCGACACCGTGACGGGGCAGCTCGCCCGCTCCAAGGCGGCCCACGAAGTCGTCTCGATTTTCCCTCATGTCGAGGACTTCCAGAAGGTCGCCGACGCCTATTTCGACGAATGCGACGAGCGCGGCGTGCTGTACGGCGAGGCGGGACTTGCGATCTACCTCTCCGAGCACAACAAGAAGGGCCGAACCGTAACGCTCACGACGCTGCGCGCGTGGTATGACGGCGAACACTGCGCGTATTTGCAGGACGCCGTGCAGATGGCGTATCTTCGCATTCAGAATCAGGTCGAGACCGACGAGAGATACCGCGAGAAAGGCATGGTCACGAGGGGAATTTTCCTCCAGAAGCAGACGCGCCTTGGCGGCTATCAGGACAAGATCGAGCAGAAAAATGACACGACGGTGCGCATCGTTCACGGAGACAGCGTGGACGACAGCGATTTCAAGTGAGAAAGGGGCGAACAGGAATGACGGCGATGCTTGCGGTGCTGCTGGTGATGGCTGCGGTCATCCTCGCGGAGACGTCGGCGCTGTTTGCCCGTGAATTCTTCAAAACCAAGGAGCAGCGCACAGAGCAGCGCGTGGAGCAGGAGATGCAGAAGCCGCCGCCCGACCCCATCGACGAGGGATTCGAGAACATCATGCGGTACGCCGTGAACGGCAAGACCGGATTTGAACGAGAGTGACGAAGGAGTGAGGACATGAGCATTGATCTGAGCGTTCAGGGCGTTTTTGACAAGGCCATGTACCTCATCGACGCGCAGAATGAAAACTCCGGCAGTACCGACAACAGCGACACGACCGAATACAAGGTCCGGACGATTGGCATTCTCAACACCCTGATCGACGATGCCTACCCCGCGAGCGACACTTTCGCCATTGGCGAGGACGGTAAACGTCCGGCGCTCGACGATCTGACGAGCTTCTCCGACGAGATCAAGATGGACCCGTATATTGTGCGCAGCGTCCTCCCCTGCGGGCTTGCCGCAAAGCTGCTGAGCGAGGAAAATCCGACGCTCGCAAACTTTTTCTGGCAGCTCTACGAGCAGCGCCTCGCCAAGGCGCGTGAGGGAGTTCCCTCCTCGTTCGAGAGCATCGAAGACGGACTGCCGTATGGCGGCATCGAGTACGGGGAGTTTGCGCGATGGTGATAAACGGGTGGTACACCTGCCCCAAATGCCGCAAAAAGCTGCTGCGGGTGCTGAAGACCAGCACCGTGCGCAATACGCCGGTATGGTGCAGCAAATGCAAGGCCGAGCGCTTCCCGCTCATCGTTGACGGGGTGCAGCTCGCGGACGAATAAGTACATAACAAGCAAGAGCGTTCAACGCCGAGACACACGGTTTTCCGTGCTGTTTCGGCGTTTTTTATTTTTATCCATACGCCGGTGCAGACCAGCGCCGGTGCAAATACATTCCCACGGCAGACCAGCCGAGGAAGGAGCATCACATGAACGAATCCATCGAAAACACCGAAGTCATGGAAGAGACTGCCGACCAGCAGGACGCATTTCTTGACGGCTGGGGCGAAGATGACGGCCTTGACACCGAGGTTTCTGCCGACGGGCAGGACGCGGACGATCAGGAGGAAAGCGTAGGCAGCGAGACCGACGCGGGCAGCGAAGACGCCGGTGAGGGTTCTCCCGAGGGCACGGAAAACGGGGCATCGGGAGAGGCTCTGGAGGCTGACGCTGCCGAAAATACCGACCAGCAGCCCCCCGAAGGGCAGCAGGCAGAGCCGAAAACGTGGACGCTGCGCCATCTGGACAGTGAGCGCACGGTCGGTGAGGCCGAAATGGTCACCCTCGCACAGAAGGGCCTTGACTACGACCGCATCCGCGGGAAGTACGACGAGGCCAAGCCCGTGATCGAGATGTTCGGCGAGTTTGCGCGCGCAGCCGGCATGAGCATTCCCGATTACGTGAGACAAGTCCGCACCGAGGCAAAACGTGCGGGCGGCATGAGCGAAGAAGAAGCCCGCCGCGCCGTCGATCTCGAAGAGCGCGAAGCGAGCATTCATGCGCAGGAAGCCCAGCAGCAGGAGCAGCAGGCCGCAAAGCGTGCCGAACAGGAGCGCATCAACCGCGATCTTGTTGAGTTCCAGCGGGCCTTTCCTGACGCCTACGACAACGCGAAGAAGGACCCCAAGATCATTCCTGACAGCGTGTGGGCCGAGGTCAAAAGCGGCCTTTCGTTGACGGCAGCCTATTCCCGCTACGCCGTGGAGCAGGCGCGTGCCAGCGTGAAAACCGCGCAGGAGACGGTCAAAACCGTGCAGCAGGCGCAGAAGAACGCGCAGCGGTCGACCGGCAGCATGAAGTCCGCCGGAAACGACAGCAGGAACGTCGATCCGTTCCTTGCCGGTTTCGATTCCTGACCGATAGGGCGTCCTCTTTGCCCGAATGAAAGAGAGGAAAGAAAATGGCACTCGATTATACCGTGAAATATGCGAGCAAAATTGCCAATCGCTTTAAGCTCGCATCCAAGACCAACCGTGCAGCCGGTCACGAATACGAATTCACCGGCGCAAAGAGCGTGAAAATCTACTCCATGGTCCCCGCTGAACTGACGGACTATCAGCGCGGCGGCAAGCGTTACGGCGACGTGACCGACCTTGAGTACACCACGCAGGAGATGCTTTGCACGCAGGCGAAAGCCTTCACCAAGCATCTTGAGGCGCTGGACGGCAGCGATATCGCCGTGGAGACCGCCGCGGGCAAGTTCCTGCGCATGGAGATCGACGAGCGCGTCGTCCCGATGATGGACAAGTACCGCCTCAAGAAGTGGGTCATGGGCGCTGCGACGCTCAAGCAGATGACCGCGCCTCCCACCAAGAGCACGATCGTCGGCGATATCATGGACCTCAAGGGCAAGATGGGCGACAACCTCGTCCCCGACACCGGACTGACGCTCTACATCTCCACGACCTACTTTGTCCTGCTTAAGCAGGCGGACGCCATCGTCGGCCTTGAGGGCATGGGCACGAAGGCCGTCAAGGACGGCAGCGTCGGCACGTTCGACGGCATGAACGTCGTTCCCGTCCCGTCGAGCTGGCTGCCGAGCGGCGTGTACTTCATGATCAAGGCGAAGGGCACTTCCGCCGACCCCGTGAAGCTCACGCAGTACGACGTCATCAAGAAGAGCGTCGGCTACAGCGGTCCCGTGGTGCAGGGCCTTGTCTACTACGATGCGTTTGTCATCGGCAGCAAGAACGTCGGTATCGGCGTTGCGGGCGCAAAGTCCGCCGTGCTGGATGCGCCCTCGATCAGCGTGACCAGCCACGCCGCGAGCATCACCGCCGCGACCGGCGTGACGTTCCGCTACACGCTGGACGGCACTGACCCGCGCTATTCCAGCACTGCGGAGACCTACAGCGCCGCCGTCACTCTGGCGGAGGGCCAGACGATGCGCGCCGTCGGTACCAAGGACGGCTGCGTCGGCATCGAATCCACCAAGGACTACGAGTAAACCACTCGGAAGCCGCCAACCAAAGCGGCCAGAGCTAACCCCTCTGGCCGCTTTTTTGTAAATTACAGGATATCAGGAGAGTTGAACGCATGGCAGCGCCTTATTACAAGCAAAAATTGCCGACCGTCGACTTTGGCGAGCTGAACCCCAAGCAGAAGCAATTCTGTCAGGCGCGCAGCCGCTATGTCGGCTACGGCGGCGCACGAGGCGGCGGTAAGTCGCACGTGCTGCGCATCAAGGCGCTAGGCGGTGCGCTGACCTATCCCGATATCCGCATTCTGATCGTCCGACGCGAGTATCCCGAGCTGGAGCAGGGCATTATCATCCCCATGCGAAAAATGATCCCCGCTGAGCTCGCAACCTATAACGGCGGAATGCACATGTTCACCTTTTACAACGGCGCGATCATCAAATTCGGACACTACGGCAGCGGCGACGACGTGGAGTATCAGGGTCAGGAATACGACTGGATCTTCATCGACGAGGCGACGCAGTTCACCGAAGAGCAGTTCAGAACGCTCGGCGCGTGCCTGCGCGGTGCGACGAAGATCCCGCGCCGGATGTATCTCACCTGCAACCCCGGCGGCATCGGGCACGCATGGGTCAAGCGCCTCTTCATCGACCGGGAGTATCAGGACGGCGAAAAGGAGAAGGACTACACGTTCATCCATGCGACGGTGGACGATAACCCGCAGCTGTTGGAAGCGTCGCCGGAGTACAAGCAGATGCTTGATCTTCTGCCCGAGGACGTGCGGCGCGCGTGGCGCTACGGCGACTGGGACGCGCTGGCGGGCACGTTCTTCCACGAGTTCCGCAAGGAAACACACGTTATCGAACCGTTTGCCCGCATCCCGGGCGAGTGGAAAAAGTACCGCGCGTTCGACTACGGCCTTGACATGTTCGCGTGTCTCTGGATCGCGGTGGACTTTGAGGGACGCTGCTACGTCTATCGCGAGGTACAGCAAAGCGGGCTGATCGTCTCCGAGGCGGCGGCACTGGCGCTTTCGATGACGCCGCCGGAGGAACGCATTGAGTTTACCATCGCGCCGCCGGATATGTGGAACCGGCAGAAGGACAGCGGTAAGAACATGGCCGAGCTGTTCGCGCAAAACGGCGTCGGACTTCTGCGCGCGAGCAACAACCGCGTGCAGGGCTGGGCGGCGGAAAAGGAAATGCTCAAGCCGCTGCGCGGCGAGAAAGACCGCCCGGGACTTCTGGTGACGAGCGACTGCCGCGCGCTGATCCGAAATATCATGCTCATCCAGCACGACGAGAAGAACCCGAGCGACTGCGCGACAGAGCCGCATAACATCACGCACATCAACGACGCGCTGCGCTACTTCTGCATCACGCGCACACTGGGCGCGCAGCTCCCGGAGACGGCAGACGAGCCGATGCCCGGAGAGGCGAACGCCGACTACGACGAAGAGATGACCGGCGGCGAAATGGATTTGAGCTACCTGACATTCGGAGGTGAGTAAGGCTTGGCACAGATCAAGGGAACAGACAATTCCAGCATTTTGAAAATTCAGGCGTTTCTCGGACTGAACGAGAACCCGGACGGCGATACGACGCTGAAGGTCGGCGAGATGGCGGAAATGCGGAACTTCCGTATCACGCAGGATAAGCACTTGCAGATCAGACCCGGCTCGAAAACGATTCTAAGCCTTGCTGACGCGCTCTCATCTCTCGGGCAGGGAAACACGCAGGACGGTGCGGAAACGCGCGTATACGGCGTGTGGCGCGGCATTGCGGGGGCTTCTGAGCACATTCTCGCATCCTTCGGCGGGCACATTTGGGACATCGACACAAAAAACAGCGCGGCGAAGGATAAGGGCAGCGCGCCGATGGGCGAAGTATCCTTCTTCGGATTCGGCGGCAAGGTGTATCTGCTCGGCGGCGGCGAGTACAAGAGCTGGGACGGCGGAACGGACACAGCGTTTGCGACGGTCGAGGGCTATGTGCCGCTCATCCAGACGGCAACGACGCCCAAGGGCGAGGGCACGCTCGTTGAAACCGTGAACCGGCTGACCGGCAAGCGGCGCGTTCAGTTCTCCCCCGACGGGACGGCGACGGTGTTCCAGCTGCCGGAAAAGGGCATCAACGAGGTCAGCAGCGTCAAATCCGGCGGCGAGCCGGTGACGAACTGCACCATGGACCTTGAAAACGGGACAGTGACGTTTACCGCCGCCCCCGCCGCAGGGACGAACACTGTGGAGATCGAATACCGCAAGGGCGACGGTGCGCGCAGCGAAGTGACCGGCATGAAATACAGCGAGCTTTTCAACGGCGCGACGGATACCCGCGTGTTCCTCTACGGCGACGGCACGAACCGCGCCGTTTACTCGGGCGTTCCGTTTGCGACCGGCAGGGCGAGCGCGGAATACTTCCCCGACCTCTACGAGCTGACGGTCGGCGAGAGCAATACCCCGCTCACGGCGCTGGTGCGTCACTACTCGCGGCTCATGGCGTTCAAGACAGACAGCGCGTGGGCGATCTTGCAGGGCGAGATCGGGCTTGCGGACGGAGGAAGCACGGCGGCGTTCTACGTTCAGCCGGTGAACCGGCAGTTCGGCAACGAGGCGCCGGGTCAGGTAAGGCTGCTTGAGAATAACCCGCTGACGATGGACGCGGGCAGCGTCTACCAGTGGCGTAGCGGCAGCAGCTACGCAAGCTATATCTCGAACAACGAGAACAACGCAAAGCGCATCAGCGACCGCGTCGCCTCGACGCTCAAGGGCTTTGACCTAAAGAAAGTCCTGACGGCGAACATCAAGGCAGACCACGAATTCTGGTTTCTGCACGGAACGCGGGCGCTCATCCTGAACTACGCGAATGACAGCTGGTATCTGTATGACGGTCTCCCCTTCTCGCGCATCGTTGAGTACGAAGGAACGGTGATCGGCTTTTCGGACGATGGGGCGGTCGTGGAATTTTCGCAGAAGTACCGCAGTGACAACGGCGCGCCGATCGACTGCTACGCGGCGACGGGCGCGATGGACTTCGACAAGGACTGGCTGCTGAAATACAGCCCCATGATCTTTGTGGCCATGCAGCCCGCGTCCAATGCCCGCATCAAGGTGACGGTGGAGACGAACCGCAGGAGCGACTATCCCGAGAAGACCGTCGCATACAGCCTTGCGACGTTTCTGCATGTGGACTTCAATCACTTCTCTTTCGCGACGAACCGAAAGCCGCAGGTGAAGAAAGTGAAAATGAAGGTGAAAAAGGCGACGTTCTACCGCCTGATCTTCAAAAGCAATTCTGCGAGCGCGACGGCGACGGTCATTGAAACGGACATCCGGCTGCGCTACGCGGGCAATGTAAAGTGAGGAATCACGAATGACAAATCGAAAAATGACCCCGCAGCGCGTGGCGGCGGAATACGATGCTGGCGTACAGTTCAATACCGGCATCAACCTGTACGACACGGTGCAGACGAATGAGAATTTCTTCATCGGCAAGCAGTGGG